AAATCAAGACGGCGTATTTGCTATTAGCCTAGTGAATCAACCCGCTATACAAGAAAATTTTATAGCACTAAAACAAGCTAGTAAAAACATAGAGGTAAAATTTAACGACTTAGACGCAGATAAGCAACTATTGATAGGCGCGGTACTTATACCTAATAAGCAAATATTAAGAGTAGACGAGGACGGTAAAGACTACTACGTATACTTTAGTAAAGAAACTATACGAAAGGCTAGCGAGTTGTTTTTTATGAGAGATAAACAACATAACCACACGCTAGAACATAGTAAAGACATAACAAACCTAACAGTAGTAGAAAGTTGGCTAAAAGACAGTAAGATAGATAAAAGCCACGAATACGGTTTTAAAGACTTACCTATAGGTACTTGGTTTGTATCTGTCAAAGTAAATGACCGTACGGTATGGGACAAATACGTAAAGACGGGTAAGGTACAAGGGTTTAGTATTGAGGGTTATTTTACAGATAAACAAACTACACTAAGCGAAGAAAAAATAGACTTAGAGGTAAGAAAAAACGCTAGTTGTCCCGACGGCTACGAACACAAAATGCCCGACGGGTCGTATATGTGTGGTAAAAAGCACGGTAAATATTCAGAAGATGAAGTTATACTAAACCGTATACGTAAAGTTATTCGCGAGAGCGGGCTATAAACTTATCTTTACTTTGAAAGTCTAGGGCGTAATGGCACTCGTAACAAAGTAGCCGTATATTGTCGGGGTCAAGTCTCAGTTCGGGATATAAGCCCTTAGGTTTTATATGTGCAAAGTGCCACGCTTTAGCCTCGTTTCCTAAATGCTCTTTACAGTTTGTACAGACGTGCGGGCGTGTTTGCCATATCTTATAAAATAGGGCTTTCTCGCCCGTTTTTTTACGTCGTTTCATTTTTTTATTTAAAGATAAACTAACTTTTATAAAATGCGTCTTTGTAATAGTGAAACTTATACTTAATTATGAAAGACACTATAAACCAAATCAAAGCAATTCTAGGTATGGAAGTAGCCGAGATTAAGCTAATGGCGGAAGCTATGCTAGTAGACGGTACTAAAATAGGTACGGATGCTGAAAAATTTGAGGACGGCGTTTTAGTATTTGTAGTAGGTGAGGACGGCGAAAAAATGCCACTACCTACGGGCGAGTACGAAATGGACGGCGGGGCTAAAATGATAGTAAGCGACGGCGAAATTACAAGCCTAACGCAACCCGAAGAGGACGGCGAAGAGGCAGACCTTAAAAAAGATAAAAAAGACGAGGAAGAAATGAGCGAAGAAAAAGTAGACCTTTCTAACTATGTTACTAACGAAAATTTAGTAGAAGCTATTGAGGTATTACGTTCTGAGTTTGCTGAAACTTTAGACGGTCTTAATAAAGAAAATACAGAGCTTAAAGAGACTGTACAAAAATTGAGTAAACTATCGGCAGTAAAGCCACTAAAACATAATGCACCAACAAGCCCAAGTAAAATAGAAACGGGTAACAAGCATTTAGATATAATCTTAAACGCTAAAAACAACTAATAAAATGGCAAACAAAAAATACGACTTATCAAATTTCCCAACCGTAACTAACAACACTTACGCGGGCGAGTTGGCACTACCTTACATTACTAGCGCGGTAGCATCTAATTCATTAGAAAACGGGTACTTAACATCTTTAGCGGGTGTACGTAATAAAGCGGTAGTATCTTCTCTAGTATCAGCAGACCCTATTGTAGCGTCTCAATGTGGTATTACAAACGGCGACAACCTTACTTTAGACGAGAGCGTACTTACTACTACTGACGTAATGGTAAACGAAGCAATTTGTAGAGGTAAAGTTTACCCTACTTGGGTAGCGTCTCAAATGAACGGGTCAAGAAACGGCGAGCCTACAGACTTTATAGACTTTTGCGCGTCAGTTGTAGCGGGAAAATCAGCACAACAAGTAGAGCAATTTATTTACAAAGGCTCTACAGCGTTAGGTACGGGTTTAATTTCTGACGACGGTACTATTGATAGCACGGGAATACAAGCGGGACGTTTATACCTAGCTGCTAACTATATTGACTTAGGCGGTGCACTTGCAGAGGGTAACATCTTAGCAAAACTACAAGCTACTTACGATAAAGCAGTAGACCAATGTGCGGGTATTTTAAACGCAGACGACGTACAATTCTTAGTAAGCCCTAAAACTTACGCTTTGTACTTAGGTAAATTAGCGTCTAACGGCGGAGGTTACGAGCAAAGAGGATATAACCAAAAATTTGGTGCAGTATCTTACTTAGGTGTAGCGGTTAATATGGCTAGCGGTATGCCCGACGATGCAATCATCTTATGTAAAGCGTCTAACTTATTTGTAGGTACTAACTTAGGTACTGATATGACAGAAATGAGCGTTATACCAAGATACCAATATGACGGTAGCGACTTTATACAATTAGTTATGCGTTTCGGTATTGGTGTACAAGTAGGTCTTAAATCAGACTGTATACTAGCGGTTAATCAAACTATCTAGTAGTACGACTTATAACGGTAGGGCTTTATTGCCCTACCTTTTTATAATCTTATAAAATGTTTAATATATGAGTTGTAGTATAGCAACGGGTAAAGGTATACTTTGCCAAAATGACGTAGGAGGTATAGACCGTATACTACTAATGAGTGGTATAGGCGCTAACCGACTAAAGACCGTAACAGTTACCACGGGGGTAGCTAGTGCGGTAGAAACCGAGAGCGGTAGCGAAGGAACTTGGTTTGCGATTGACTTAGATAAATATCAAAGTAACTTTAATCAAACTATTGTAACAAGCGAGAGCGGGGTAATGTATCAGCAAGACCTAGAAATAGTTTGTAGAGGTGTACAAGCTACTACTATAGACTTATTTGAGGATATTGTAGCGGGAGTATGGCAGATTATGGTAAGAGACAATAACGGCGTTTATTATCAATTAGACTTTAAACGTATGGCACGGTGTAGCGGTGGGTCTTTTATTCATAACGGAGATACGGCACTAAGCGACCCTATCGGCTTTACTTTACAATTTCAAGCTATGGGCTTACAACCCGCTATTAATATGACTACAGACCCAACGGGTATAACGTCTACTAAAATAGCTATTAGCGGTACACAAATTTAAGACTTAGAGGTTAGTTAACTAAAAAGGTAGGAGGGGGTTTATACCTTTCTTACCTTTTTTTTATTTAAAATTATGGCAAAGAGAAAAAAAGTAAAAAAAGAATTTGTAGGTAGTTATATTTACTGCCCTAAAAAAACAATGTTAAGCGACTTTTTACCCGACGACTTATATAGAACTATTTACCAATTAGACCCTAACCTATTCGAGAGTGCTAGTACTAAAAAAAATACCAAACTATCAGAATAAGGTAACTATAAACTACTCTAGTAAATTGTATAGTAACGCTATAAATTCTACTAGACCCGTTTTTATACCTAATTCTACGCACCAAACTACTACTACGTTTGGTACACCTAGCTACTACCTAATAGAGTTTACAGACCAAGTAACAAGCGTAGTAAAAGACACTTTACTAGTGTTAGACGAGGCTAGTACAAATACAAGGTACTTAACTTTTAATTTAGTAATAGGTTTAAACGTTGGCCAAAGTGTAACTAGAACGGGTATAATAGACATAGCTGAGGGTAAACATAATTATAAAGTATACGCAGTATTAGAAAATACAACCTACCCCGCAACGGCTAACGGAAATAGCGAAAAAAACGCTAGATTTTTAGTAGATAAAGGCGTAGCTTTGGTATATGATGAGTACGATTTTACAAATACTTATTTTAACCCCGATAGGCAAACTATACCTAGCGTAATATCATACAATAATGAGTAAACTACATACATTTAATAACGCATACGAGTATATCGACGATAGCGAAGTAGTTAAGAGCTCGCAAGAATACGTAAGCTACGGTACTAATAACGATTACCCTAACTATCTAATAGACTTATACCAAAAAAGTAGCGTACATAACGCCCTTTGTAATTCTATAGCCTCTTGGATATATGGCGACGGTGTAACAAGTCCCGACAAAGCTGTAAAGGTAGAGGCTTGGGCTAAATTTCTTACACTATTTGACAAAGGAATAGGTAAAAATACTATACAAAAGTGCGTACTAGACTTAAAAGTACAAGGCGGTTTTTATTTGTCTTTAACTTATTCACTAGACCGTACTACTATAACAGAAGTAGAGC